AAAATCAGGGTTTGCTATTGCGATACAACTGTACGCAAGAACGAACAGGGCGAGTGGTGGGATATCTACGAACTAGATCAAGGTGACGAGTTAGTGTTGAAAGTAAGAGGCGGAGGCGGAACTCGTTTCGACCCTCCTTTTAACTTGTTCAATGATTACTCGAACGATGTTGAGGACGTACAAGCATTTATATATTTCACCGATGGGTGGGGTGATGTAAGTGCTGATGTTGAGCCTTCGATTCCTGTTATTTGGTGTGTTACGGAAGAGAGTTATTATGCAGAACGACTGCCATTCGGTGAAGTTATTTATGTAGATACTTCAACTCTGTATTAGCCAAAAAGGGCGATTTAGGGGGTTACTCAGGTATGGGTAGCCCTCTAAAAACGTCTTAGAACGCACTCTATGAGGTGCAAATTCAAAACTGATAAGGAAAATGTGTATTTTCCTCTGACGATAGCAAAAATGCTTGAAATCAGTTAATTAAATAATCTTACTTAAATGGAGGAAATTATGAGTAGAGAATTATTAGGCAAGACTGTTGAAGGATTGATAGATGTTTGTAATAACATTTATCGACACATTGATAGGTCAAAAAGAAATGAAATTTTGGAGATTGACTATGAACTGGTTAAAACTTTTAATCAGTTAGTAGAGATTAATCAAAGAAATTTAGACATCCTTTATCCCAATAGGCAAAAGTCTGAAGTTAGAACTTTGTCTTTTCGCAATGTCCACAATGACATTGAGGAGGTGTCGAATGAATGAACCAAAAAGAAGAATGTTTGGCGATTTCGATAAACAGACTACTGAAGCTTTAAGCATCATAATAGATAAGGAACTCAAAGAAGAAGGGATTAAGGCTCATTCTTTTACTTTTCATATTGAGGTTCAGTACAGAGAGGAGGTGTCTAATGGCTAATCCAATAGAAAGGAAAGTCACGCAAGGGCAAGTTGAGTTTTGGTTAGGAACTGACTGGAAACTTCCAGAAATAATCGAAACCCTTACTGATGTAGCCAATGGCGATTATAAACCAACGCTGTTATCACAAGATGTTTTAGATACTTGTGATTCATGCGGTTATGAGGAGGAGTCTGATGTATAAGATAACTATTAAATGGGGAGAAATGGGAGAAGAAACTAAAACCTATTCTTTCAAGTCCTTAGAAGAGCTTGAGGCATTTAAAAATGGTGTTTACGAGGCTCAGGGTTGGTTTGATTACGAGATACTAAAGGAGGGATAAATAAATTAAAGGCGGTAGCTACTTAGGTAGTTATCGCCTTTTTTTTTCGCCTAAAATTTGTGAAAGCAAATACTACAGGAGAAAATAACGTCTCCTGGAAGATGAGTAGGAATAATAATATTTACCAGTCTATTGATTTTGTTGATCCTCAGCCGTTCATCTACAGATTATTAACAGATTATTAACAAAAAAATCTGGTTAGCAGGACGTTAAAATATTATTTACTAGGATCGAGATTTGTCAGAAACCACAACATCTTGTATACGCTTGTAGATCGGCATACAACATATTGTGTTTATGGTCTTGCATTTTGCAAGCGTATCAATTAGTATTAATTTAACCAGTAATGGTTATCCTCCAATCTATCTAGTTAGATTATAAGTCCTTACTCGGTAGGTAAGGCAAAAAGTTAGGGCGGTTCTTCGGAACTGCCCTTTTTTTTGTTCCAATCATTCTAATTTCAATTTTTTAACACGATTCATATATATAAAAAAAGCGATAGATAGTCCACCGACTGCTGTATTATTTGCCTGGGAAAAGACGGCTAAACAACGCCAAAAAACACCACAATCGTCCTGAAACCCTTTAAATATAATATACCAGTAAATATTTATATGTGCCCAGGAGACCAGGTTTAAAGCTCGTAGTATTTGCAACACAGCTATAGGTGTTCCATGTGGAACATGGGCTTTCCCTTTGCTAGCATTTTGTTATACAATAATAAGCCATTACTAAAGGAATTTTTATGTTTGCTGTAATAAGACACACGTTTGAAATAATAAACCCAGAACCCGATAACCCCAAAAGCTATAAGATTCATGCGGATTGGAAACACTATGTTTGGCTTTTTGAAAGTGAAGTAGATGCAATGGCTTTTGCTATTACATTATTAGACTCTCCTTTACTACAAGCAAATGAACATTATCTCGCTCATGCCATAGAAAGTCTTGAACTAAACAGGTATTGGCAAACAGGTCGTGAAAGCGTTGCTGTTGGCGAGGTAATAGATAGTCCAGAAATTATATACGGAGACCCAAGAAATGAAAAAAGAACCAACAATATTCATTAGATGCTCGGAAGAAACTAATGAACTATTAGAAACGATAAGAAAGGTAGAAATGCCTGTTAAGTCTAGGAATAGTCAGATAATCTATTTGATTCATAAAGAAGCTAAAGAACTAGGTATTACACCACAACCCACTAAAGAAGTGATTGTCGGTTATGATGCAAATGGCTCACCAACCACAGAAAATGCGACTGGCAGTATAAAAAACGAAGAAACTAAATCGGGTTTAGGAGCGCTTGCTGAAACAAAGAGACAGGGGACTCTTGGCTAACATAATAGAACCCCAATAAAGATTCAGCACATACTTTCATCAACTTAACGTCTTGATCTCCTATTTTACGAGGGGAGCCAGACATTAGCACCCAAAATCTACTCTCTACTTTTCTTCCGCAAGTTTTTTTCAGATGTCTTTGCACTTTTATGAGAATACAACTCCTGGGAAGCGGAGCAATATAATATTTACCAGTAGATATTCTTTCTTCAAGCGAAGGGTTCGATAAGTGCATCCCTTTTATAATCACAGATAAATACTTATTGCAGACATTGTGTTGTCTTTCATCTAAGTGTTTTTCATTATAGAGAATGTCTATTAAGTGTTGGTCAAAAACAATGGCTCGACCCATGTTTCCTTGTTTAAATTTAGCTATTCCTACTCGGTGTTTGGAGTGGAGATAGGGATTTCCCACATCATTTACATGGATATCAGATGTCCCAATCGAAGTCATCTTCAACTTCTTGCTCTTCTTCATATCTTCCATTTAAAGGGTTAAATGTTAGTGAAGTTTTGCCAACTCTCGCTTGCCAACCCCACCTTGCCTTCCAACAGTGAACCTCTACATTACTTTCTCCACGATAAACAGTCAAGCCAAGATCAGCTTTTGAAAACCACGCCATGCTTTTTGCTATGTCTACCCCTGTAACAACTGATTTCTTTCCTCGCTCTGCTGGTTTCGTGGGATGCGCGACAAAAAAGCAAAGTACATCATGTTGCTTACAAAACAACTGCACTTTGGTCAACATATTTGAAACCATGTCACTTTCCAAACCCCTATAATCACTATGAATAAAGTTAAATGGGTCTATAACGATAATCCTTACTCCATATCTCATTACTGCACTGGCGTTTTTATCTAGTATTGCCTCTATTGTTGGCATACCTGAGTCAGAATAGTCTTGAAATAGTATGTGTTCGTTAATCCAGTCGTGAGAATAGTCCTTTTCTTCTTGGGTCATGCGTGGATTTTGCCCCTCAAAAAAGGGCTTTCCTGTTAAAACTTGCGCCAATTGAACTGCATGAAGGGAAGGCGGTTTTTCAAAAGAACAGTAACAAGTTTTCCACCCGTAAGTTTTGCCCACATTAACTATTAACTGGTCAATAAACGCTGATTTACCATCGCCAGGGTAGCCTGTAACAATATTTAGATACCCAGTCTGTAACGTAAACAGATTATCAATTGACTGTATTCCTGTGGAAACTCCCTTTGGTTTTCCCAACTCATAAAGAGACTGAAACTCCTCAGCATAATACTCTATGTTGTTCAGACCATGTAAAGGTATCGGCTTTGCACCTAGAATCTGTTTCCTAAGGGTTTCTGCATCTGAATTTAACAATAAATCATTGGCATCTTTGTTGCCTTTGTAATCAACTCTATAACATCTTGCTTTATTAAGTCGCCTAGACAGCTCATCTGCTAGAACATCACCAGCAGTATCGGAATCTGTAGCCAAGATAATTCTCTTAGCTTTCTCAAACTTTTCTCTCTCTTCCCAGACATACTTAAATCTTCCGTCCTCGCTTGGGTCAATCTTGTGGTCAGTTATTTTGGATGGCGCTCCATTTGGAACTGAAAAGACTTCTATGTTTGCTACATTCTTAAAGCTTTCTAAAATCGCCAAACAATCTAACTCGCCCTCTGTTATCACTATGGTATCAACAATGGTTTCCAAGCTGTCATTATGAACTTGCCTACCCCACAACTTTGTGGCGTTGTTTTCCCACCAAAAATCCTTACTTCCATTGGCTGATCTATACTTAACAGCTTCGTACTCATCCACAGAACCCTCCAGAGGAAAGGTAAAACCTATGACTGGTTTATTATTTTTTTCCAGGAGGAGACAACCAGCTCGTTCTGCCGTTTCTAAACTTATTCCCCGTGAAAGTAACCATTCTTCTGACTTGCTTGATGTTTTGTTGTCTGCAATCTTTACTGTTTTGGGCTGTGCAGTGCCTTTCCCGTTTGTTTTTTTAGTCATTGTTACAAATCTTCTCTCCGTGTTAATCAGCCCCTCCACTCCGCAGTGGTGACAATGGTAAATAATTTTACTCCCATCAATGTTGACAGACAGTGGTTTATCTCTTTTGTTTTTTGTTCTGGTGTGACGACAGGCTGGACAAGACAGTTTGTGTTGCCCGTAACTCTTTGAATTGATAGATATTTCTGAGTAAATGGTAGTTTCTACATCAGACCAATTTATTTTTTCCTCTTGACTTAACATTTTTATCCTCCTAAGATAGACGTATATACTTACTAATAAGTAAATACTTATTTTTAAAAACTTAGTAAGTATCTACTATCTAGTTCCTACTTACTTACTACTTCCTCAACAAAAGAATTATCAATGACTTTCGCTATGTCATTGGCTATTTTTTTTCTTGATATTATTGGGAAATCAACTAATTCTTTTACGCTTTGAGTGATAGCTTTTCCGTCTATCTTGTTTCTCGCACATAAATCTAAAAAGTCTCTGGAATAAAAATAAAGAAGCGCCTGATCTGACAGCTCTGGTTTTTTTGAGGCAACATCTCTGACCGCTTGTTTAACTATTAACCCATCCAACATTACCATCTTTTTATCCATTAGAAGATGATAAATCATTTGTTGCACATTATCAACACATCATTTATACTTAATATAAACATCATCTATATGAGAGAGAAAGATATATGATATATACCTTCGAGAGAGGAGCGTTAGCTCAAGCCAACCTTATTACACTAACATAAACTCAGGAGAATTAGAATAATGAAGTTTCAAATCACCAGGGGCATTCCCTTACCGCGAGGAAGAGGGAAGCCTAGAAAATATGACATACCTTTAGACACAATGGAAGTCGGAGATCACATCCGCATAAGCATGGCAAAAACAAAAATAGCACAAGAAGTAAAAATTATAAGAAACTTTGTTCTTAGGTATAGGCACAAGAACCCAAGCAAGAAGTTTACTGTCAGGCAGATGGAAGATGGAGTGGGAATATGGAGGCTCTAAATGGATAAAATCAACCCGCCTTACTACAAAGATACAGAGATAGAGTTTATTGACTATGCAAAAGCCAGCATGAGCAAAGAAAGGTATGAAGGTGGACTTGAATTTAATGTGAAGAAGTATATGCACAGGTGGTCTATCAAAAACGGGGTAGAAGATTTAAAGAAAGCAGAGTGGTACTTAAAAAGACTTATTAAAAACTCTTCAAAGGACGGGGGCGATGAAATACACAAACAAACATAACATACCAATAGAGATCATTAGAGCAGTAGAGAACGACAGCTACTCTAAAGGCGATTCAGTTAAATCAGTAACTGGATTATTACAACCTCCTCAAATATCTGTTTTGAGCGAGCATCATCACGAAGAACTTACTGCGGATATATCTGAGAGGATATGGATTCTCTTGGGTCAGAGTGTGCATACCATTTTAGAAAGAGCAAACGAAGGCAAAGAAGGAACTCTAACCGAAGAAAGAATGTTTGGGGAAGTGGGGGGATGGCGCATAAGTGGGCAGACCGACAGCATTGCTGTAGAGGATGGCATCTTAAAGGATTACAAAGTAACTTCTGTTTGGACAGTTGTTAATGCATTGAAAGAAGGCAAACCAGAGTGGGAACAACAATTAAATTGTTATGCGTGGCTCAACCGAGTGAACTCCAGGAAAACTATTAACCAGTTAAATATTATAGCAATCAGCAGGGATTGGTCAAAGTTTCAACACCAACGTAGCGGAGGTGACTATCCTCCCGCACCAGTTTCAGTCATTAATATCCCAATGTGGACAGACGAAGAACAACAAAGTTTTATAGAAGAAAGAGTTTCATTACATCAAGAAGCAGAAGCAGAGTATCTCATCAATGGCATTTTGCCTGAGTGTTCTGATGCTGACAGATGGAAGAAAGAAGATACTTACAGAGTAATCAAGAAGGGTAGAAAGAGCGCCTTGCGTGTCTTGGACTCTCAAGAGGAGGCTGATAAGTATATGAGTGGTCATAAGGACGAGAAAAACTTGAGTGTTGAGGTGGCTTTAGGAAAGTCAGTTAGATGCGAAAGCTATTGTCCTGTGGCTGAATTTTGTAATCAATATCAGGAGGAGAAAACCGATGAATGATTTAACTTTTAAAGAGATATGGGAAACCTTGTATAACGTGGATGTTTCAAAACACACCGAAGAGAAAATGAAACTTACCTACTTGTCATGGTCAAGAGCTTGGATGCTTTTAATGGAGCATTATCCACAAGCAGAATATACGTTTGTTGATTACGAGGCACTGCCTTATAGAACTTTGCCTGACGGGACTGCTGAGGTTATAACTAAAGTGCAAATTGAAGGTCATACTAGAAGTATGGCTCTCCCAATTATGGACTATAAGAATAATGCTGTTGTTAATCCTAACGCTAGACAAGTGAATGACAACAGGATGAGGTGCTTAGTTAAGAATCTCGCAATGTTTGGCTTAGGCATGAGTGTCTTTGCTGTTTGGGACGATCATCTTCCGAGTGAAGAAAAGGATGAACAACCTAAAGACAAAAAGACACCTCCCAAAAAGGCGCAGAAAGAAGAGCCTAAAACCGAAGCAACAGAGGAAACCTTTGATGAGGCTTGGGCGGATATTTTTTTAGAGGCAACAGAGAAACTAATTGTTATACAAGATACTAGAGAAGCATTAACTGGTTTCTATAAAGCCAATAAAGAAGCAATAGGAAGATTGAAATCTAATTTCCCTGAACACAAAGAGAAACTAGATATTATTTTCAAAAATCACGCTAACTCTCTTGTAGAGGAAAGCAAAACTAATAGTCAAGATAACAAGGAGTAAACTATGGCATACGAAGAAAGACTGCAATCAGATGGGGCAATCTATACCAATAACTACAAACAGACTGAAAAACAGCCTGATTGGACGGGCAAGGTAGCACTAACTAAAGGACTCTTAAAAGAGTTAGTAACCAAAATCAAAGAGGATCGAGCCGATAGCGTGGAACTTAGAGTCGCCTTATGGGATAGAACCTCTAAGAACGGCAACGAATACAAGTATGCCCGCTTGGATGTTCCTCAACTACAAAAGCAACCTGAGCCAGCGCCTCCTCCAGCGCCAGCGCCTGAGCCAGAAGTGGATGACTTCGATGATGACATCCCGTTCTAGGCTACCCAAAGAAGAGGGCGGAGAAATCCGCTCTCTTTTATTAATGAAAAGAAAGATTAAGTTAATATCTTGGTTAATACCAAGATTCCACAAAGGGTTATCTGACCCTAAAAACTACCAAGAACTTATTGGGAGCGTAGATTATGAGTGATGTTTTTAAATACAACACAGAAGCTTCATACGAGTCAAACTATGCAACATGGAAGCTAATGAACGACAAAGAATATAGAGACATGGGTGAAAAGCCATATTCAGAACACGACTCCAGGCGGGTTTTCACTGACATCTACGGGACCTATTCCGTTAAAGAAAGGCTACAAGGACTAAGTTTTTCTATGGGCAAAAGAAACAAGAGAGGTACTAAAAGATGAGTGAAATGGTAAACCACGAAGGTTATGAAGTTAAAACCTATGACGGGTATATAGAAATATTAATGAACGTGAAAGCGATCATCAAAGCTGAGCCTTTGGGTGAACTTCAAAAGGATAGCTTGCTAACTAAGATACAAAACTTTGAGGATGTTATATGCGAAACATTGGCGGGCAGAGAAGAACAAGCATTTCAGGAGAGAAGAGATGACGATACCGATTGAAGAATCATGGATGCACCAAATTAGGAAACTTGCTCCCCTAATAGAGAAAACAGAATACGAAGTTTTTAAGTGCGAGGCAGAAGTCAAGAAACTGCAAGCAACATTGAAGTTAAGGGCATTAGGAAACGGAGTGAAAACACATTCAGGTCAAGAGACATGGGCAGAATCTCAAGATGAACTGTACCAATCAAGGTTAAAGATGGGTGTAGCAAAAGGCGCTCTGTCTGCTTTAAAGGTGGGTCTTAAAGCCCTAGAAATAGGCTTTGAAGAATGGAGAACTAAAATGGTAAACGCCAGAGAAGAAAGACGGAGATATGGCGCTTAAAGGTAGACAACCAAACATGGTAGAGGCAAGCCACATGGCTGATGTTGTTGAGCTTGGATGCATAGTTTGCCTAAACAAAGGGTTTAGTAACCCCGCAGAAATTCATCATACTCAAGGCAAAACCAAACCTAACGCACACTTAAAGATTTTACCCCTATGCTTTGAGCATCACAGAAAGGGTGGC